TCCAGGCCGAGGAACAGCGGGGAGGTGGTCGCCTTGCTCTCACCGACTGACGCATGGGATCTGATGACCGCCATCAAGCATCTCGACCACAGGAGCGTGACCAGGGATGACGCGATCCTGTTCGCCCAGATCGTCAACGACGCGTGCGCCCCGACCTTGAAGGAGTGTCTCGCGGCGGTGGCGCAATGGTTCGGCACTCACCACGATTTCGGCATGATCCAACCAGGCGATGTCGCGGACATCGTGAAACGCAACCGTCCCGCCGCCAGGCTCACCAGGAACGAGATCGACACCGCGCTCATCAACGCCGGGCTCGAGGGCGACGAACTGTGGCTGGCCTCGCGTGAGATCCCCACGCTCGTCAACCAGGGCGTCCCGTTCACCCAGGCCATCGCCCGCATGGCCACCAAGTGGCGGGGTCATGAACTCGAAGTCCCCGAGCGTAAACCCCGCAAGCACATCGGACGGCACTTCGCAGGCCGCATGAACCGCATGAACCTACACGACGTTTTAGGAGAAACATCATGACCAACCACATCGAACAAGCCAAGGAAATCCTGTCTGACATCTCTCATGACGAATTGATGGGGGTAGTCCAAGGGGAGATCGAATTGGCAAAAGCCAATGCTCTAATCGCTATTGCTGAGCAGTTGCGGATAGCGAACCTGATCGGATTGAACCAGGAGGCCCGCGTCAACAGCCCGGTCGTCCGGAGCCTGTACCAGGTGGACGATTCGCAGTTCGGGTCGATGGTCAAAGGGTTGCAGCCCGACATCGCCGAGGCACTGGGATTTGGTGGCGGTTCGGATGACTAAACGCAATAACAGCCCTCAGAACGGCCCGGTAGATGTCAATACCGATAAGGATAGCCATTCACGCTCCCAAGAGCAGGAGACCCCCAAAGAAATCGTCGTAGGGGCATATACGAGCGCCTTGGAAGATCTGAAAACTGACTGTGAATCGGCTTCGTGAAAGTACAAAAGAGGAGGAGGAATCATGAACCATATCGAAGAAACCAAAAAGTTCTTCAACTCAATCAAAGGCGGGTACCGCCCCAACCCCGAGGATGAGGCCGAAGTGCATGCGCTCATCGCCATAGCCGAGCAGCTGCGCATAGCCAACCTCATACGGCTCGGCATTCTGACGGTTGACGAAATGCCTGAGACCGGTGAACGTGGTCTGATTTTTGACCGTATTGACGACACTACCAAAACCGATGCCATTGCTGAGACCCTGGGAATCAAGGAGGAATCATGATACGCGATCTCGGAGCCGCATCCAAGCGGTTCGTTGAGGGGCACGGAATTGGCGAGGTGGCGCTCGGAGGCGAGGAGGAATACCTGGGGCAGCTGCAGGTCGCATTCCAGGCCGGTGCATTCTGGGCGACTAGGCATAGGCCTGACCATGACCAGCAAGTGGCTGACGTGGACGTGATTCTCAAAGGCCTTGGGTTTGGCATTCTGACGACTGAGCAAAGTCAGGTCGATGCGCACATACGGTACGCTGCGGTGGAGATAGTCGATGCTCTTCCACTCTCGGACGGCAAGGAGGAAGCATGAGCATCTTTCAGCCATCGTTCGATGGAATCACACCGGTGACGGATATCGAATTGGATCGGGCTTTCGACGTTTACGAAACCGATGAGAAATACCTGGAGATGGTCGGCAGAGCGAACGCGATATCCGACTACCAGCCGCGGCAGGAAGCACTCAAACAAGCCTCAAGATACGCACTGCGAAAAGCAATCAACAACATCCTGAAAGGACGAGAATCATGAGCATGGATCCGGTTAACCATCCATCCCACTACACGAGTACCCGATTCCCGTTCGAATGCATCGATATCACTGCGTGTATGGATTTCTGCACGGGCAACATGGTCAAATACGTGTGGCGGCACCTCGACAAAGGCAAACCTGTCGAGGATCTGAAGAAGGCACGCTTCTACCTCAATTACGAATTGGGATACACCAACGGTCGAATCGTCTGGACCGTATCGCCCGCTATGTACGACAAACTCCATGCGCTTGCCGACCCATCCAACCACTATGACTACCAGCCATTCTGGTCCGCACTGTTCGACTGGGATGTGCAAGCCTTGCGCAACTGGCTCGACCAAGAGATTGCACAACTGGAGGCACAAGCATGAGCAAGCGTAACGAAACCCGATACGACGAGGCGCAGGATGCCATGCGCGATGGTGCGGACGATGAGCAGATACGCCGCGACTACGGGTTCAATCGACAGGTCATCGCCGGGCTACGCGCAGCACTAGCAGACAAGGGGCCAACATGGTGAGCACGATCGTCGGCTGCGCATTGTGTGGTGCTGATACTGCGGGAACTCTGGTGTGTGGCAAGTGCATGGTGGAACTCTCGCACATGTTGCACCATTTGGCTGTGCGCCTGCCTGACCTGCGTCAGATCGCGGCGAAGAAGGCGAGCGTCATGGTGCGCGAGAGCAGTCATGGCTCACGAACCGTCGCGCCAATCCCGGTCAACGTGGGAGCATGGCAATTACAGCAGAATCTCATAGAATACGCCGTGACGCTCGGAAAAGCATTGGGACTACGCTTTGTCCGGGTGAACGCTGAAAGCCTGCTCAGCGTGGCCTCACGACGCTCACAGAGACTCATGAGCCGAAACGACGCGGTGCAGATCTACAAGCTCGCAGAAACAGCCGTGCATCGACTCGACAAACAGTTCGAACCACCCGCCTACCGCATCCTCATCGGACAATGCGACCACTGCGGCAACGACATCTGGTCAAGCGAGGAAGACCTGGCAGCAGGATGGCAGCCATGCACCTGCGGGCATACGGTCAACATCCACCAAGTGCAAGAGCAACGCATGTACAGACTCGCACTCTCAGGAGCACAAGGCACCGCAGCAGCGTTAAGCAAACTGTTGAAAGGATGCGGTGTTGATATCAAACGCAAAACGATCAACGAATGGAGACGACGCCAGGTATTGAAGCCGATTGGGCATCAGGACGGCACCCCCGTGTACCTGCTCTGGGACGTTTGGGCAGCGGCAAACCGGTAACTGTGGCCAATACTTGCATTCGCCAACTGTGGCCATCATAATAAATACGATTGATTATTTTCATATGCGGGGCTCGGGAGCAATCTCGGGCCCTTCGTTATTCTTGCCGTCATATAGCGGGCGGCAACATATTTGCAGCACTGCTCCTCGGATGATTGCTTATCATTCACGCATCAGGCTGCACGTCGAGTCAGCAGGTTTTCAAACGTTCGCCGTTCCTCAGCTGACATTCACAGACGGTAAAAACGGTGAACACATAATTCTTTCCGCACTGCTCCTCGACCGGTTGTCGACACGTGCTCCTTGGCCAGGAGCATTCCGGTCATGCATAAGGCGGAAAGACTCCTCTGTAGCTCAACGGTAGAGCACGTAGTATCAGTACGCCGGAGCGGGTTCGACTCCCGCCAGAGGAACTACGGTTCTCGCGTATCAGGGATTAAAGCTGGGTTCCCGAATGGGAGTAGATCTTCGGATTGAGAATTCCTTTGCACCCAAGTGAGAACCAACACTTGCCTGGTGGTCTTACAACCTTTCACCACCAGGCACCACACTTGCCCTGCCTCGCCACAATCCCACAGCCCACACAGGCAGACGAGAGCAGGGCAACACCACTTGGAGGCGAGCGCATGGCAGCTACGAAGCGCGTCAGCACGCGAGCATTCCAGAAGCAACGCGATCAGTTCTTCGCGCAAGGACAACGCGAGAACGCACCATGCTGGCTATGCGGACAGCCCATCGACTACTCAGCAAAGCCCGGCACTACTGATGACTCACACGAACTCGACCACTACGTTCCCGTATCGGTAGACCCGACAATGCAATACGACCCTGCGAACTTCAGGCACGCGCACAAGATATGCAACGTGCTACGAAGCAACAAGCCACCAAAGCTCAGCCTCGGCATACACAGCAGACAATGGTACTAAGGATTGCGATAATGAACAGACAGCTTTTCCTTGCTATCAATGGTGACACGACAGCCACACTCACCATTGATGACACGGATAAACCGAACAAGGTTGTCGACATCCACTTGCAAGGCCGCGACATAACAGGCACCGACCTGCGGAGCATACGAATACACGAACTTCTGCAACAAGCGATGCCGGAGATGAAAGTAACGAAACCCGAAGGCCGAGCGAAACTCACTGAAGACTTCCTGAGAGAAGTAGCAGACATATACAACACCGCAATAGACAACGGTCTTAAACCTGTCGTTGAAGTGTCAAAAGCTTATGCGATAAGTACAAGAACAGCATCGTATTGGATCAAACACTGCAAGAAAAAGAATCTTGTGAAAAAATTCTACCCTCACAAAGGGGATAGGGGGCGTTGAAATCGCTGGAGACCTGTTCGCCGGCTTACTTCCCGCGTGCGAGTGTTCCCCTCCCCCCGATGTTTTTGATAGGGGTCGCGCGCGAGACGGGTGGGAGGTGCATTCATGGCGGCTAGGTTTGAGTTGCTGAGCGTGGCTGACGCTTTTGAACGGTCGCTGCGCAATGCTCCCGGCTTGTCGGCGAAGGATTCGGCTCTGGTGGCTGCTTCGAGAGTGCTTGCGAAACGCATTGACCTTATTGCAGATGATGGTTTCATCGACCAGAATGGGAAACTGGATAATGTGACGGTCCCTACGTTCCTGAAGTATTTGCAGGCGCTTGGCATGACGGTTGATGTCGTACAAAAAGCGCCCGCGAAGGCTAAAAGCGGCTCGCAAACCGATATGCTCGCCGAATTCCGGCGCGACCATCGGCAGACAATCTAATCACATTTGTTGCAACCACTGAATTGCATATAAACCGAGGAAAAGAACGATTACCGATAATGCAATTCCTGTTACTGCGATGCCCATTCCACGTCTTACACCTGTAGCGCGGCATGATATAGCGCCGACTATTGAACAGATAAAGGCAACGATTGTTGCAAAATTACCGAGAATTGCGAAGATTCCTGCTCCACGTATTGCTACAGCCACCATCACCATCAGGAACGCAATGATGCTGAGTATGAGTCCGGTGATGGCGCTTGTGGACATTGGTTTCCTGTTTGCTGGCGCGGTGGTTTGCACCGGTATTTGTTGTGGTTGCATGTTGCTCTCTTCGTTCAAGGTGGTGGTTCCATGTCTTCTCAGCGGTTCGGGAATATGGAGCCTCGCATTTGGACCCGTCCTTTACGGAAGCTTACTCCTGAGACTTCTCTTGGTTTCGAGGTCATTGATTTCGCACGTGCGATCTTGGGTATTGAGCTTCGTCCGTGGCAGCAGTGGTTGTTGAAGCATGCGTTGGAGCTGATGCCTGACGGGTCGTATCGTTTCCGTCGCGTGATTGTTCTTGTCGCTCGCCAGAATGGCAAGACGATGCTGGCGAGTGTCCTCGCCTGCTGGTGGCTCCTGGTTGACTCGTTGCGTCATCCCGAGCGTGTGCCGCCCGTTAAATTTAAAATCGTCGGTACTGCCCAGAATCTGGATATCGCGCGTGAACCTTGGGCGCAGGTGAAGATGTGGTGTGATCCTGAGCCTGATACCGAGGAGGCTGAGGATCTGGCGGTTCCTGCCTTGCAGGGGAATACCGCGAAGGTTTCGGACACGAACGGCAAGGAGTATATCCAGTCGAAGAAGCTTGCCCAGTATGAGATTCGGGCGGCGAAGAATGCTCGCGGCAAGCCTGCCGCCCGCGTGCTGATGGATGAGCTTCGTGAGCAGCAGACATGGGTGGCGTGGAATGCGACCTCACAGACCACGAAGAGCTTCTGGAGCGGGCAGTTGTGGGGTATATCCAATGCGGGGGATGGGACCAGCGTGGTGTTGAAGGCGCAGCGTGACGCTGGCATCACTCAGATCGCCGAGTGGGACAAGTATGTGGAGGCCGGTCTGCAGGGTGCCGAGGAGTATGCGAATTCCCATGATGTGAGTATCGGATTGTTCGAATGGTCCGCTCCTGACGGGTGTGCGTTGGATGATCCCGATGCGCTGTGCCAGGCGAATCCGAGTATCGGTTTCGGTGGTATGACGGTGCAGTCTCTGGCTTCCGATGCAGCTGGTATGACCGAGGCTGGTTTCCGTACTGAGGTGCTGTGCCAGTGGGTGACTGCCGATGTGGACACGTATCTTGACCCTGAGAAGTGGAAGCGTGGCAGTGATGCTGGTTCGTCTATCGAGGATGGTGGGCGGATCGTTCTCGGGATCGATACCACGGCTGACGGTTCGGTCACTTGGGTGGCCGCCGCGGGCATGAGGTCTGATGGCTTGACTCACGTGGAGGTGGTGACTCGCAGGGATGGGATGATGTGGGTCCCTAACCTGCTCAAACGCATCCGTGACACCACAGGTGCCAATGAGGTTGCCATCCAGGGCAGGGGTTGCCGTGCGGTGGATCTGATCGATCCCCTGGCCGAGCTTGGCTTCCAGGTTGATTCAATAGACGGGCCTCGTCTGGGGGCGTCCACGGGCCAGTTCCGTGACCGTGTGCGCGAGGAGAAGCTCCGGCACTTGCCTCAGCCTGCGATCGATGAGGCGGTATCCGCTGGCGTCGCACGCAAGCTCGGCGATGTCGAGGTGTGGGATCGCAACAACTCCATGATGGACATTTCCGGTCTGATCGCAGAGACGTACGCCTTGTATGGGCTTGAAATGTTCGAAGCTTCTAATTCTTCGATGACCGCCTCCGCTTATGCGGAGCATGGTCTGATGGTTCTCTAGGAAGGGGGCTTGTGTGAGTGTTTGGTCCACTATTTCGGGCTGGTTCAATCGTCCCCTGGTAAACATCACTTTCACGCAGGATGATGTGGCTCAGGTGCTGGGGCAGTCTCCGGCGCAACTGTATGCCACACAGCCGCATCTTCGCACGGTCATCTCCTTCATGGGCGACAACGTTGCTCAGGTCGGATTGCAGCTGTTCAACCGTGAATCCGATACGAACAGGATACGTATTACTGACGATCCACTGAACGCTTTGCTGAATAGGCCGAATCCCGACATGACGCAGTTCGAACTGTTGCGTTCACTGGTGTGCGATATCGCGCTCTATGACGTCGCCTACTGGATCGTGGTGCAGGCTGATTCCCCTTCGGGGTGGATGATCCGACCTATCCCTCCATCGTGGGTGACGATGAAGAAGCAGGGAGACGTGTTCTCCCCGCAGGTGTTCACGGTCGATCCCGAGCAGGGGCATGCCGTCGACATCAAAGCCGAGGACATGATCGTGTTCCATGGGTGGAATCCCTGCGATCCAGCGTCCGGCGTCTCACCTATCAGTGCATTGAAGGACGTGGTGGCGGAACAGATTCAGGCGTGGTCGTATCGCACGCAGATGTGGAAGCGTGGCGGTCGCATCGGCATGTATCTGTCCCGTCCGAAGGATGCTCCGAATTGGGATGACAAGGCTCGTGAGCGTTTCCAGAGGGATTGGAAGGAATATCAGGATAACGGTGGTAAGGCTGGTTCAAGTCCGCTGCTTGAGGATGGCATGACCATGAATCGTGTGGGCTTCTCGGCTCGTGAGGACGAGTTCCTGGAAGTTACGAAGCTATCGCTTCAGACCATTGCTCAGGTGTATCACGTTAACCCCGTTATGGTCGGAGTCCTCGATAATGCGAATTTCAGCAACACCAGGGAATTTCGCAAAATGCTCTACTCGGAGACATTGGGCCCTCTGATGCAGATGGTGCAGGACCGTCTCAACACGTTCCTCGTTCCCAAAGTGAGTACAGCCAGCAACCCATATCTGGAGTTCAACATTCAGTCCAAGCTTGCCGGTGATTTCGAGGAGCAGGCTAGCGTTCTGTCCACCAGCATCGGTGCTCCCTGGATGACGGTGAACGAAGGCAGGGCACGGCAGAACCTTTCCGAGCTCGAAGGTGGGGACAGACTCATCGTCCCGCTCAATGTGACCGAGGGCGGCCAGTCCAGTCCGCAGGATGGTGGGGAGCCCATTCCGGCCGAGGTTGAGGATGTGGTGAAGCGCTGGTTTGCGCGCATGAAACGTTCCAACAGTTCTCGAAAAGCAGCTGGCGAGAGTATCGATTGGAAGCGTTGGGAACGTGAACTGCAAGCCGACCTCGTGTCTTCCGGTATTGACCAGTTCAATGCGGGCATGCTCGCGAGGCAGACGAACGTTGCGGCGATGAAGTATTTTGACAGTAAGGAAGCATAGCCATGAAGCTCAAGGACATGCCGGTATCATTCCGGACCGACGGTGACGATCTGGAGGATGGCCAGTTTCTGGTCTACCCCTCGACGTTCACGCGGAAACCTGACTCGTATGGTGATGTCGTAGCAAAGAATGCGTTCGATGACACCATCCAGCAGTGGAAGCAGTCGGGGAACGTGATGCCGATCATGTACGGGCATCGCATGGACGACCCTGATTACAATCTCGGCGGCGCAATCGACATGGGAACCGACGACCACGGATGGTGGGTCAAGGGACAGTTCGACATGGACTCTCCAAAAGCAGCCCAAGTGTACAGGCTGGTGAAGGGGAAGCGACTTTCCCAATTATCTTTCGCGTTCGATGTTCTGGAAGATGGAACGACCGAGCTTGACGACGGCACCAAAGCCCACGAGCTGAGAAAGCTCAAGGTGTATGAGGCCTCGTTCGTACCAGTCGGAGCGAATCAGGACACGTCGATCGTGGCGGTCAAGTCCGCGGCCGACATGCTCACTGCTGAGATTAAGGCCGGGCGCGTCATCTCCGCGAAGAATGAAGGCACGCTGCGTAAATCAGTGGCACAGATCAACGCGGCAGCGGAAAGCCTGAACAATGTCCTGTCCCAGTTGGATGGGGAGAAAACCAATCTTGATGTGGATGAAGCCAGCGGTAACGCTGAAGCCAAGACCGAGGAGTCTGAACAGGCCAAGGCCGAGGAGCCGAAAGCCAATCCGTCCGTGGAGGCCATGTCGCAGTTAATACACATCTATGAGCAGACAGCTCAGGAAGGAGATTCGCAATGAATCTCAAGGAGAAACGCGCTGCGGCACTCGCCAAGGCGCAGAAGTTCAACGAACGCATCGCCAACGGCGAAGAACTCGGCGAAGAGGATGTCACCGCTTTGAAGGGTATCCTCACTGAAGTGAAGGACTTGGACGCGCAGCTGTCCAAGGCTGCGGAGAAGAAGACCCTGCTCGACCAGCTCGGTTCCCTCGGTAAGAAGGAATCCAAGGTCGACAACGAGGCTAAGCCTGATGCGATCGATGCCAAGACTCCAGGCGAGTTCTTCATGAAGAGCTTGAAGAACGCGGGCATGAATGTTCTCGACACGAAGACCCGAGGATTCCAGACCACCGAGTTCAAGGGCGCAACCGACTTGCATCGCATTGGACAAGAGACAGGCGCTTTCGGCCCGCTGGTCACTGACATTGACAAGAACTTCGTCATGCCTTACCAGCGTCCGCTCCTGTTCGCCGACATTCTCGGCTCGGGCACGGTTTCCGGCAACAGCATCAAGTATCCGGTGTTCGGAGCGCTCGAAGGGTCCACGGCATTCGTGGCCGAGGGTGGCGCGAAGCCTCAGATTCATCTGGCTGACCCCACATGGGTGACCGATTCTCTGGCTGAGGTCGCGGGATTCTTCAATATCACTGATGACATGGCGGAGGATGCCGACTATGTGGTGTCCGAGATCAACTCGACCGCGCTCTACGACTTGCAGCTGCGTGAAGAACTTGCGTTGCTGTCCGGTGATGGAACCAGCAACTCCATCAAGGGTGTGCTCAAACGCGACGGCATCCAGACTGTGGCGAACGTTTCGAAAGGGACGGTCAGCGACCCTGATCTGATCTTCAAGGGCATTTCCACCGTGCAGGAGGTAACCGGCTTCGCTGCTGATGGCATCGTCATTAACCCAGCCGACTATCAGGCTATTCGTCTGTCCAAGGATTCGAACGGACAGTACTTTGGTGGCGGTTTCTTCGCTGGCCAGTATGGCAATGGTGGAATCATGCAGAATCCATCGTTGTGGGGGCTTCGCACTGTTGTGTCCGCCAGCATCCCGAAGGGTACTGTCGCCGTCGGCGCGTTCTCGATCGCCGCGAAGGTGTTCCGCAAGGGTGGTGTGCGCATCGAATCCACTAACTCGCATGGCGATAATTTCACCAACGATCAGATTACCGTGCGCCTGCGCGAACGTCTCGGATTGCAGGTCAAGTATCCGGCAGCCATCGCCAAGGTGACTCTTGGCACTACGGCATGAGGTGATCGCCGATGATGAAACCCTATGAACTCAACGGCCGCACCTTCTTGTATAGGGAAGGTCAACAGCCGAAGGGCGCGGTTGAAGTCACGCAACGAGCACCAGAGAACAAGGACGCATCCAAAACGGTGAAGCGCAAAACCTCCACCGCCAGACAAGAGAAGTGAGGTGATGGGGCGATGGTTGAAACGATTCCAGACCTGGTATCCAGTGACACTACGGTGGACTCGTCGACATGGCTCAAGGCCGCACAGCAATCCGTGCGATCCTACTGCGGCTGGCACATCGCCCCAAACATCACACAGACCCTGAAACTCGACTCCTACGGCGCTCGCACCCTGCTGCTGCCATCCATGCACGTCACCAACATCTCAAGCCTGCTGGTCAACGGCGTTGAAATGAAAGACAGCATCGATTGGGGCATCGCAGGGACCGTGCGCCTGCGTGACGGATGTTTCCCCGACTGTCCAGGAGCCGTACAAGTCACGTTATCCCACGGTTTCGATGCCAGTGAAGTCGCAGACGTTACATCGCTGATATTGAAGCTCGCGCAACGCGGTTCGACTGGTCCTGGAGTCATCGGCTCGCAATCCACGAACGGTTCGAGCGTCACCTTCATCACCGCAGGCGGAGCACCATTGAGTATCCCACTCCTGCAGATTGAGAAGGACGCATTAGAGCCGTACAGGCTGACATGGGGAGTGTCATGAGCACCGCAGCCGATTACGTAAAGCAGAATTCAACGTTTTCGCTGCGGTACACGGGACAGTTCACACGTCAGCGCAGGAAGCAGGTCGTTGACCCATATGATCCAGACACCGCCACCCTTGGCGATTGGACTGACACGGACGACATACAGGTGAACGGCGCTCTGGCATCACTTACGAGTACCGAGCAGGATGATGCGGTACGCAGCGAAGTGCTCAGCACCGCACAGTTCGTTTCAGACAATCCCAATCTCGATGTCAGACGTGGCGACCGACTACTGGCCTCTGATGGGCGCAAATGGAACGTGGTCGGCTACCCGACCCATGACGTGAACGCCTTCACCGGCTGGCAGCCGACAATCGTCTGCAACCTTGAGGAGGTGACCGGATAATGCCAAGAGCAGGACAGACTCAGGTGGATTTCAACGACGCGTTCTTCTCCAACATTCTCCGTAGCGCGGGCGTGAAAAGCCTGTGTATGCAGAAAGCCGAGAAGGTGCTGCAAGCCGCCAAAGCAAGCGCACCCGTAGGCGATCCAGATAACCCCGTCTATACTCGCCCTGAACGGCATCCGGGACAGTACAGGGATGGCTTGCAGATTGAGACCGTCTCCCATGCGCACCGTGACACGGTTCTCGTGGTAGGAACGGACGCGAAGACCATGCTCGTGGAATCCAAGACCGGTAACCTGGCGAGAGCATTGAAGGCGGCGAAATGACACTCTACCTGCCACCCGACATGGAACTGTTCCTCACCAAGTGGCTGCGCTCGCAGATTCCTGACGTGCGTTTCGTCAACAAGGAGCCGGAAAACCTTTCGACTCCACTGGCGAAGCCCGTTGTTGTCATACGCGATGATTCGGGAACCAAGACATCGTATGTGACGTTCGACCGTTCCATTGGCGTGAGCGTGTTCGCCGGTTCGAAGACCAACGACAAGCCCGCCAATGATCTTGCAAGGCTCGTCTACGCATATCTGACGAGTGGGGAAATCGTATCCGCGCCTGATTCCCCCATTGCTTCCATCGTTGAAGGTGGATGCAATGGCCCATACCCAGTGCAGGATGATCAGGATTACGCACGTCGATATCTGACCGTCGAATATTCGACTGTTGGGTCAATTCAATAAACAATCAGTATCTATTTAAAATGTGCCACCTTTTTGAGGTGGCTTTTTATATATAAGGAGAAAACATGACTGCTGACAGCAAGGGAAATAATCTTCAAGACGTTGACGTACCTATCACGGGACAGCTGGCCATCGCACCCTATGATGAAGCAAACCTCTTGACCTCCGAGCAGGGCGGAGGGGCGACAGTGACGTGGCCGTCACCCAATCCGTATGAATGGCTTGGCCTGATCAAGAAGGATGGAGGCGCTACCGAGAGTCAGGACAAGGGTGACGCCATCGAGTTCTTCCAGAAGGGCTACTACCTGAACCAGGATCCGACGCTCACGATCCAGTATGGTCTGGCGGAGTTCAATACAGCAGTCCGCAAGCTCATCACCGGTCAGACTGCGGATGCGAACGGCATGATCGCCGTGGACACGTACACGCCGGACACGAAGTGGATCCTCTTCTATGAGGAAATCTACAAGAACGGCAGGATTCGCCGTCTGAACGGGGTCATACAGGTAACCAAAACAGAGGTTGACCAGTCCGAACGCGGCAGCGTCAAGGGCCATTCGGTGACCATGACATGGCAGCCCGACAAAATCGTTGGAAACGGTTCCACAACCAAGTTCAACGAGTGGCATTACGACCCCAAGAGCGTGAAGTCGGTAGCGGTAACCGCGTCTGACGGCGGAATTACTCCGAAAGTACAAGTTAAACAAGCCGTTCAATTGAAGGCTGTGGCGACGTTGGCAGATGGTTCTACCAGTGATGTCACGGCATCCGCGCAATGGTCGTCTGACGCCGATTCAAAGGCAACTATTGACAAGGCCGGCAAGGTTACGGGAGTTTCCACCGGATCAGCACATATGGTCGCTTCGATCGACGGTGTCCAATCTAAACCAATTGAAGTAACAGTAACTGTCTGAACAATATTCATCCCTCCCCTTTGGTTCATGCTCTCCAAAGGGAAGGGACTTTTATTTAAAAGAGCTTGACTTTAAAGGAGCATAAGCATGGTACAGAAGAACAGTATTCCAGACGATCTCAACTTTGAAGATGCCGATAAAGCATCGTATGACGAGGGCATTGTCCAAGCGGGCAAGGCACTTGAAAACCGCTATATCGTCAGATTCCCAAGCCTGTATGTGAAAACGTATCTCGGCAACACATACCGCCTCCCACTTGCGGTGAAGGCAGACTACTTCGACAGTGAAGACAATGATGCATCTCCTCTGGAACAGATTAAATCAGTGCTGGCACGCGAGAATCCAGGCAAGAAGAAGGAAATTGATCGGGAGTTGTCGGTCACTTTGCTTGCCATCGGAGATAGGTATGCAGATGTGATCGCCGACGTGCAGATGGCATCACTGGGAAAATTCAAGGCTTCCTCCGTGACATCGAAGCCGACCGAGTAGAAGCCGCTGCGGACTTCGCCAGGATCGGATGGTCACTGGCTGGCGATGTGGGTAACCGACTGCGTTACGGAGACGCGATGGCGTTGTACGCCGCGCTCATGGAGGACCCATCCAGCCTGACCGGGGCCAAGCATCTCGGGCTTGACTACCCGATGAGCTGGGAAGGTCTTTCCATCGCCTTCCAACAGCGTGGGTACCTGATGCCCGCCCCTCTGGCGATAGGCGAGACGACTGACGGCGGTCAGGCTGATGACGAGGAACTGGAACAGGCGAAGGCGAAACTCAGCCCGTTCCCCGGAGTGGATGTAGAGGAGATGACATGACAGGTGAAGCAGGGGCCGAGGTCGGTTCGGGACACGTTTCAATCTTCCCGGTGATGACCGGGTTCCGTTCCATGGTCTCCAAGGAGATCCAGGCTTCAGGCAAGGAAGGCGGAAGCATCTTCTCGCGCGCCTTCCATGGTGTCGGGTCAAAGACTGGCTCCTCGCTCGGGAAAGACATGAAGAGTGCATTTAATGGATCTGCGGGGGATTTCGCATCGCCAGCGTTGAAGAAGATGCAGTCCGAGGTTGCTTCTGCGGCTCGCGCCATGAGTGCGGCCAGGCTCAAGCAGCAGGATGCCGCAGGGAAAGTCCGTGTTGCCGAAGCCCAGCTTTCCGCCGCTATTGAGAAGAACGGTGCGGAGTCGGTGCAGGCGGTAGCAGCTTCCGAACGCCTCGCATCGGCGAAACGCAAGGAAGCCTCAACTTCCGATGTGCTCACCGCTGCAAACAAACGTTTGGAAAGTGCGAAGAAGGCTGTTGATGATGTCAAGCAGGCGACACTAGAAGCTCCTAAGACAAATGCTTTCACGAGTGCCATTCAGAGAATCAGAACGAGCATTCAGGGTCTCAACCGCGAAAAAGTTGACGGGGTTACCTCGAGTCTGACTGGGTTCGGTGTCAAGTGGGGCGTGGTTGCAGGGGTGGCCTCCGCTGCGACGCAGCGCATTATGGGGTTGTTCTCAGGGATGATCTCTGGTGCAGAGAATGCTTCGGACTCAACTCAGAAGTTCAAGAACACGCTGAACTTTGCAGGAATTGATACGAAGACCATCGACAAGCTTACCGCGCAGACTCAGAACTACGCGGACAAGACCGTCTATGATCTCGGTGACATCCGTTCTGCGACCGCCCAGTTGGCATCCAACGGGGTGAAGGACTACGCGAATCTCGTGGAGGCCGCTGGTAACCTGAACGCCGTGGCCGGTGGTAATGCGGACACATTCAAAAGCGTGACGATGGTGCTCACCCAGACCGCAGGAGCGGGAAAGCTCACTACAGAGAACTGGAACCAGCTCCGTGACGCGATACCCGGCGCTTCGGGCAAGATCCAGGATGCTTTGAAGAAGAACAAGGCGTACACCGGAAACTTCTCGGACGCATTGGAGAAGGGGCAGGTCAGCGCCGACGAGTTCAACAAGGCGCTCATGGATCTGGGCATGACCGACATTGCGAAGAAGGCGGCTGCAGACAGCAGCACGTTCGAAGGTGCGATGGGCAACTGGCAGGCTGCGGTCGAGAAGTTCGGAAGCACGTTCCTGGACACGATGAAGCCGCAGTTGACTGGTGCAATCAATTTCGCTTCAGACAAGCTCGGTGATTTCACCAACTGGTTCAAGACCACGTGGGATTCGGTCTCGGGACTGATTGCGAAGAAGGATTTCAAGGGCGCTTTCCAGAAGGCTTTCAATATCGACGATTCCACCATGAGGAACCTGTCGAAATCATTCTCGGGGATAAGTGACGGGATCAAAGACATTGGGAATGCCCTGGACCCTCTTAAATCCAAGGTGAGTGGCGCGGGCGCGCCGTTCGCGCTGCTGAACTCAGGATTGAACAGGTTTGCACAGGCGATGAACCTGGTGCAACCGATTCTTCCTGCCATAGCAGACCTGATCAGTCTTTTCGGCGAACTTCCAACCGGAGTGCAGTCGGCAGTACTTGGCTTTGCTCTCTTCGGTAGGCAGGCCACCTCGGTCCTCACTCCCATAACTGCCGTCGTGAAGGGAGCGTCTAGTCTTGTCAAGGGCATTGGTTCGGTTGGCAGCGCCATTGGCGGAATGATTTCCGGCAAGCTTGCCAATTCCAGTTCTATAGCTTCGATTGCTGAATCATTGGAGGATGCTGGCAGCAGTGCCTCAAGTGCAGCGCCGAAGATCAGCAGCGCGGCCAAGAGCGTGGAAACCCTTGACACCAAAGCAGCCGGAGCGGTCAAGAAAACAGGTGGACTGTCATCCGCATTAGGAGGATTCAGCCCGGTAAGTGCGGCTTTCGGTGTTGCTGCGATAGGCGTTTCCGTTGTGTTGGCAGGTATTGCTGACGATTCGGAAAAGTCAGGTAACACTATTGATGATTACACTGCGGCAGTCAAGGAAGGAGGCAGTGCGACAGCTGATTTCTTCACTAAGTTGAAGTCTGGAAGCGAGGGATCACTCGGATTATGGGATAAGTTCAATTCCGGTCAAAAGGCTTTCACTGATGGCTCATTAGCTCAAGCGGCGAAGAATGCCGGAATCAGTTTCGATACTGTGCAACAGGCGATATCGGGCAGTAGCTCGGCTATGCAGATTCTTAATGACAAGACCGGCAACCTGTGGAATCAGATGACTGACTCCGGTTCGTCCGCAAAAGTCGTCAAAGATCAGGTCAATGGTCTGCGTGATGCGTACAAGGACACGATTAATCAGATGATCCAGTACTCCAAGACTCAGGATTCGATTACAGCAGGATTCGGTAGCGCATCTGCGAAGTTCAGTGAGCTCAGTACAACGCTGAAAGCCAACGGAGATAACCTGCAGAACAATGGCCAGCTGTCACAACAGTCATCTCAATACATGCAGTCTGCAGCATCGAGCGCTTTGGAGGCAGCTAAAGCGCAGGTGGTATATGGGAAAGCGAATGGAGATACTGCCGGGAGTGTGCAGGAGGCCAAGAATCAGATTCAATCCATGCGTGACCAACTGGTCGGTACTCTCACACAGTACGGAATGAGTGGGGATGCGGCGAATAAGTATGCTGATGCGCTCGGACTGATACCAGGCAATGTGAACACTGATGCGTTCCTTAAGACCGATGTTGCTACTTCTGACCTTACGGCGTACCTGAATCGTATGCAGGCAACCCCAGATCAGAAGAAGACAGTGATGAATGCTCTGACAGATCAAGCAGACGGGAATGTTGACAATCTGCATCTCAAAATCAGTGATTTGCCGACATGGGTGAATTCGGTGCTAACCGCTGATAATAATGATGCGAAGAGGAAGACTTCCGATGCAACCACGTCACTGCGTCATTTCAACGGGTCGAGAGCCAATGCTTCACTGACTGCCAACAATGATGACGTGAAGAACAAGGCTTCCGCAGCGCAGAGAAGCATCAACTCTGTTCCAGAGAAACATAAGACAGATTTCACTGCGAATCAGACTGGGAGCGGATGGTCCAAAATTAAGGACTTTTTCTCTGGCATTCCCGGAGCGCTCGCAACATATTGGGGCATTGGTAGGGCAAATGGAGGGGAGGTCAAACGTGCGAATGGTGGGATCGTGCAACGTTTGGCATCAGGTGGTCCGTCCGGGTTCGTGACAGGTCCTGGAACATCCACGTCGGATTCGATCCCCACATGGCTGTCCGACGGGGAGTACGTGATTCGTGCAGCGGCTGCGAGAAAGATTGGTTTGCAGAACCTTAATCGGGCCAATGCCACAGGAAAGATTTCAGGAGGAACGGTTGTATCCTCGCAGCCAGTGGTGAACCAGTACATCAGTGTCACGAATAAGGGTGTGGCGAATCCTTATGTGAATGGGAACATTATTGGCCGTAGCGTAGCTTCTTCGGCTCGTGCTTCGTTGATGGGGGTGTGAGGATGATTGATGCTCATGCGTTTCTCTATTTCGGTGATGGTCAAAGCGTCAAGTTCCACTCGGGAAGGTACAAGCCTGATGGAGGCGCGCTGATGATCGGCAAGGAAGGTATCGAGGGTTGGTGGGGTGCGCCTGATTTGAAGGTGGATGTGACGGAGCGTGCGTCGGGTAATGGTGCGCATGATGTGGCGGCTGACCGGATTTTGTATGCGTCGCGTACGGTGACGGTGCATTTCGATGCGATCGGTGACGTGCATGGTGAGGTGTTGGATGCGATCACGAGGGTGTCGCAGGCGAACGGGCTTCCGGTGAGGTTGCGTGTGGTGGATGACCGGTCGGATACGTTCGTGTCGGGATATGTTCGTCCCGAGTTTGGTGCGACATGGAATGACCGTCACCAGACCGGCACTCTCACTATTGTGTGTCCTCGTCCTGAGCGTTTGGCGTGGAGTCCGTTGCAATCGCAGTTGTTCCCGGTGTCGGCGGTGCAGGGTGGTTTGAGGTATGACGGTGGTACTGGACTCAAATACCCGTTGAATTATGGGACGGGTGGGGTCGCGTCGAACGTGGCGCTGCTGTTGAATCAGGGCAGCTCGAAGGCGTTTCCGGTGCTCACGGTGACAGGCCCGTTCCCGAACGGGGTGCAGATCCAGTGGGGTGGTAACGCCCTGCAGTATGACGGCGCTATCGGTGCTGTGCCGCTTATTTTGGATTCGCGTTCCCGGACGGCTTCGATGGGTGGGGTCGATGTGAGCCGGAACCTGTCGCGCCGTGATTTCCCTGTGGTGTCCGCGAATGGTTCGGTGTCGCTCAGGCTGATGAGCGCTGGTACCGGCTGGGTGACGGCAGTGTGCCGCGACACCTACGTCTAAATATCTCTTTTAACAATCATCTGCCCTGCCTCGTGCGGGGCTTTTTCATTTGGAGGCTCTATGACTACTGCGCTCGGAGTTGACGTTGACACTGATGGCAATGGGGTTGACCCGTTGACGCATCGGCAGATCATCAAACGGCATTGGAACAACACTGGCATCATCGGCGGGCTGACGGTTTCCGGACGTCCCGACCTGTACTATGCCGTGTCGGCTGGGGTGGCGGTCTGCTCGATGGGTGATGCAGACGGATACACAGAAGCGTACTGGCCGGGCGGCAAGACCGAGAACACGGTGAGTGCGGGTGATGGCACGTACTCGCGCATCGATTCCGTCTATCTGCTGGCGAGCACTGGCACTCCGGATAATCAGGTGCACTGCAAGGTCTTACAGGGAACGCCCTCGGCTTCTCCCGTGGCTCCCACGCTGACTGCTGGCGCGCTGCTTCTGCAGCAGATGCTGGTTCCTGCGGGAGCGTCGAAAACCAGTTCGGCCAGTGTGAATGGTAGTAAGAACTATGCGATACCGTATGGCGGCTCGTTGGGGCGGCTTGGTGCGTTGGGTACAAACACGAACACTACCGCGCAGGAGTGGAAGCCGCAGTGGTACAACCAGGCGGGTGTGGAAGTGCCCGCTCTGTCGACCGACCGTCTGGTACAGGTTGATTTCATGGCCCGGGCTTCAGGGCCTTCTTCTGGCAGCTCATACAGAGTTAAGTTGATCGTTGACGGTTCCGACCAGTCCGATGGACAGGATGAGCTGCCGGTGTTTGACACGTATGTGCGTAATCGTATCTCGTATCGTACCGTGCTCACAGCGGGCAGAACGCATCAGGTGATCATCGCCATCATGCCGAACACCAACAAGGGGCAGTTCACTTGGCGTGGATTGCGCACTGTAGAGGTGACTGATATAGGGGTGGCGCAGTGAGCTGGCGACATTGGCTGAATGATGCGCGTACCGGCCAGATCATAGCACCGTTGGACATTCCATCGTTTTCCTGGCAGATGACCGTTGGCGATTTCGGTTTCTCGACCACGGCGAAGAACCTGGGTGACGCGGGTGCGTCGAACCTCACCCTGCCGTGGAGTGCGTTGAACGCTGACACTCCCGCCGAGCGCAGTCATCTGCTGAGCATGGGTCGCAGGGCATTGTGCTCCGCATGGGTGTATGACGGCGTGGCCGACAGGCGTGGCGCGCCGATCCTGTGGGGTGTGTTGGGGGAGCGTGCGGACACGTGGCTTGATACCACGTTCCCGCTCTACTCGCCCATGAGCCTGCTGGATGCACGCTATGCGATCCGTGACGGCGTTTTCCGTGACACCAAGTCCACGGATACGGTGAGTTGGACCGGCTTGTCGCTGCGTGGGCTCGCCTCGAATCTGATCGATCTGGCCACTAGTGGGAAGGACGGTGGCGTGCTGCCGTTCGACGCGACGTACATGAACGAGCCGGGCAATCATCAGCGCACGGATTACCAGGCATGGAACGTGCAGAATCTGGGCGTGAAGACATTGCTCACGAACATCGCCAATGCGGGTGGAGGGCCTGACATGACGTTCCGCCCCTACTGGTCGGATGCCAAGCATGTGCGCTGCCGGTTCCTCGCAGGTTCGGACGCGGACGTCTATCTGGACATGGACCACGCGCCGATCGTGCTCAACAGTTTCCCCGGTGGCGGATCGTTGGAGGATCTGACCATCAGCTATGCGCTGCCCTACCAGCGCGTGTACGGGACGGGAGCGGGCACCGACGCGAGCGTGCTCACCACGCTAGCCGAGGACCTCACGTCGATCACCGGATCCATGGACCCGCCGATCCTTCGCGAGATGACCTACTCGGATTCCGACGCGGCGAATCTCGGTGTGCTCAAACCCAAGGTCCGGGCGGCTCTTGCGGCCAACGAGGTTACGGCGATGCAGTTCACGGGCAGCATCGACGTGGATGACACGGATTCCAATAACACGCTGCTTCATCCGCTTGGCTCGTTCTGGCCGGGCGAGGTTTTCCATCTGGACGTTTCGGGTTTCCCCACGCTCCCTGATGGGCGTTATGAGACCCGTCTCATGGAGATGAGCGGCGACCAGACGAGCAAGGTCAAGGTCAAGTTCGATGTGATGGACGCGATTTTCTAGGAGGTTTTCGGATGGCTTTTCATCCGGATATCACGCGCAGGGATGATGTGTCGCTCGCCCTGGATGCCGCGAACAGCGCGGTGCGTATCGCCTCGCGCCAGTTGACGGGCAATGCGGGCACGGTCGAGATCCCGAACGCTGACGGCACGAGCACGATCATGGGCGTGGGTGCCGGTGGTTCGGGCATCGCCCCGTGGGTGGGGGACACCACAGCGCCGGGCAAGCCTCTTGGAATCAGCGCCGAGTCGCATAATGGTGCGGTGTGGGTGTCATGGGATGGCACGTTGGATGGTGGCATTCCCGCCGATTTTGACCATGTGCGGTTTACGGCCGTGGACGGGTCGAAGACGGTGGACATGGGGCAGCTCACGGCTGCCGGTAAGGTCACCGCCGCTGAACTGAAAGCAGGGGACACGGTTACCATCACTGCGGTTGCCTATGATGATGCGCATGCGGCTGATGGGTCGAGCACTCCGAATGCGTCGGTAGCGTCTGATCCCGTGACCGTGGTGGTGCAGAGCGCTGCTGATGCTGCTCAAGTGCGGCAGGCGCAGGATAACGCTCAGTCAGCATTAGATAAGGCTGGCCAAGCGTCTGATACTGCTACCGCAGCAAAAACTACAGCTGATGGGAAGAACAAGATATTCTCGGCAGCCAGCGAACCTGCTCACATGGGACTTGTGCCCGGCGACCTATGGTTCCAGTTGGACTCCTCGAGCCATGTGACGGGGATCCAAACGTGGAATGGTAGCAGGTTTGTGGACTATCTCGTTGTGGCCAACGAGATTCTCGTAGCAGGATCGGTCGGCACAACGCAGATTGCCAACGGTGCCATCACTACCGACCTGCTGACGTCTAACGCTGTCACTGCGATTAAGATTGCGGCGCAAACCATCACCGGCGACAAGCTGAACGTGGGTAGCGTCGCTTCTGCAATCATGACCTCGAACCTGTTCAAAACATCAGGCACGAGCGATTTCACCATCATCAACGATTCGGGTGTCACCGTCTACAAAAACGGGACACCCTACTCGCATATGGGGTCGGACACCACATACGGATTGCAGGCGTGGGATCCTAACCGATCGGCCATGGTCGATGTGTCGTCGCAGATATTCGGCACGAATTACGCGTATGAGACGACCGACCTGGAATCGCCGACGTTCTCCGTGACGAATGTCGGTGCCAACTGGTCTCCGTGGGGCAACGCGGCGGCTCCCAGTATGAAGATCAATTCTCCCACGGGCCGGTTCATCTTCATCTGGGACGCCAGGTATATCGGCGCGTTGCATGATGACGTGATGGGGTCGTGGATCAACCTGAACATCTCCGAGAGCAGTTCCGGGGAGCCGTGGGTGTGGTCGAGCGGTGACGTGCACGCGAACTTCCAGAACATTTCAGGTGCTTATGGTGGTGCCGGGTTCTCGCAGAATTCACCTGGTTTCACGATGGTGTCGCTGACACCGAACAAGGATTACTGGCTGTTCTTCTCGCATCGTTCCCTGCATTACAGGTTCACGGGGCAGGCGAAGTTCCGTGCGTCCGGTCATTGCAATCAGCGCACGCTCATCGCATTGCCCGCATAGGAGGCATCATGCTTGATTCTTTGCTGGGTGGGTTGCTGTCAGCGCCTGCGCTCATCGCCCTGGTGGGCCTGATCGTCAAGGTGTTCCCCACACGGTTCACGGTGTTCAGCCGCAACACGCAGACTGCAGGTTCGTTGGCTAAAAACCCCGTCAAATTCCACTGGCTGGCGGTATGGCAGTGATGCGCGGTCTAGACCGTCGCGATACCCGATGGATCGGAGCGCGATCGTGGATTTTCTGAGTTCAACGGCGGCCGGTTGGTTGATCACCACTCTGCTGGGAGGCCTCGTGGGGTTCCTTACCTCTTTCCTGCGTAAATCCGCCAATCGTGACAAGGCTTTTACTCAGGGCATGCGTGTCCTGCTGCGCGCCCGACTGATCGACATCCACGAGAAATACGTGGAGCACGACGAACTGTGCCCGGTGAATGTGAAGGAGGAGGCCGACGAGGTGTACACCGCGTACCACGGCCTGGGCGGCAACGGGACGGGCACGCACCTGCATGACGAGATCATGGACGCCCATATCTCCTCCGACAGCACGACGGACACGACCCACTGACCCAACCAACACGTTTCCCACTCCGGCCTCCGGCGATCGTCGGGGGCTTTTTCATACCCCAAATCAAACAAGGAGATATCTTATGATTTTCACTCTCGCTTTTTGGAAGGATGCCGTCATCCGTGCGGTCAAGACCTTCGCACAGTCCGCGGTCGCGGTCCTCGCGGCGGGTGCCACCGGTCTGCTGGGCACGGACTGGGTGCAGCTTTTGAGCGTGGCCGGGTTGGCGGCGGTGGTGTCCCTGCTGACCAGCATCGCCTCCGGTGATTCGATCGGCACCGCCTACACCCTCGCCGCCACCGCAGCGGCCGCCACGACCGCCACGCCGGTCGAGTCGAATCCCGCCACCACGGCCGCCGTCACCCAGCCGGATACGGCAGTGAATGATGCGGATGCGTCCGAGGTCTCCGATGATGACATCACGCGGCTTGCGGCCACCATCACCGACACCACCGACACGGCCGCTGCTCCTGCTCCCGCCGCCGCGACCGTCACGGCGGCCTGACATGGCGGGCAACCTCACCACGCTGATCAACCGCATGATCTACTGGTGTCGGGACGTGAGCCTGGGATACTCGCAGTCCGACCGGTGGAACATCAAGCCCGGTGGCAACGCGGACTGTTCCAGCCTCGTGATCCACTGCCTCCAGGAGGCGGGATTCGACACCGGATCGGCCACCTATACGGGGAACCTGAGCGCGCAGCTCACCGCACGAGGATGGCAGCGCCTCCCCGCCAACGGCTCACCACGGGCGGGTGACATCCTCCTGAACGACGTGCACCACGTCGCCGTGTACCTCGGTAACGGGCAGTTGGCGCAGGCGTCGATCAGCGAGCACGGCACCGCATACGGATCCGGGGGCGACCAGACCGGGTACGAGACCAATATCCGTAATTACTACGACTACCCGTGGAACTGCTACCTGCGGTACGCGGGAGCGCAATCCACAGCAACCACGGCGACGGGCACGAAGCCCACCGCCATCACCGACCTTGAAAGCGTGATATCAGCCATGAACGCGACACAAATCATCTTCGAATACCAGGGAGGCCTGTACATCGCCAACATGCTCGCTGGCACCTACACCCACATCCCAAACCCCCAGGCCTTCAAGGACCGTGTCTACGCGTTGAAACGCGTCGGCGCGAAAGTCGCCGAATGGAAGAACTACAACGCCGCCCGGTCCAACAAAGTCAGCGACATCCACGCCTTCGGCGTATCCGCCTGAAACAACCCACAACCAGCTCAGCCCTGCTCCCGGCATCACGCCGAGGGCGGGGCTTTTTGCGTTTATGGGGCAATTTCGTATCTGTGTCATACCAGAAAATGTAAAATATCTGATACAATTTGATGAGGTAATTATCGAGAGCAGCGGGGAGCGTTAGCGTGTCTGATAGCGGAATGACCGAGGACGAGGTTAGAAGGAAGGCTGAATCCATACTCGGGCTCTATGGAATCAACCCGAAGATCGCTATGAGTGGTGTCGGTCAGATCACGACAATGAAGCAGCTCGGGTTTGTAGGTGAAGACGCCTCTCTCAAGCCTGATGGGTGGTATCTCCCCAACGACCGTGGAGCCGTCGCACTCGTGTTGGAGACTAAGGCGCAAGATTTAATGCCCATCGACTCGCCTACGCTTCGTGCCCAAGTTGAGAAATACTGTGCGACGATTCGTTCTCGCTATGATCTCGTTGTCGGTTTGTCGTATGACGGGGATCACACACGCGCTTATGTGAACGGGAAACCGTTGGATGTGCCTGATGAGCTGCAGCCCAAGGGGTTTTACTTCGGAAGACTCACTAATCGTCCCATCGACAAGGACCGGATCTACGAGTTGACGATGCGGATCAACAACTCCCTGCATTCGGATTTCGGGATTAAGAATCTGTATCATCGAATGATTTTCACAGCTTGCGCCCTCGTTGCCAGGCGTCACGATGCCATCCTTGTTCGAGGAATGGACTATAGCGAGTTTCATAACGGAATTCTGAACGCACTAAATAAGGCTATTAAGTCCGACGTACAGAAGAATGCTAAACTTCAACTTCTGGCGGATGTCTATTCCGAGATCAAGATGAATGTGTCAACCGATGACGAGAATCCATTGGCTGTTGCGCGGCTCACTGGTCTGATTGGTGACTTCATTGACTGGATTACCGAGATCTCCGGTCTTATCAACTCAAATGCCTGGAACGGCGAAGATGTTATGGCTATCTTCTTCAACGAGTTCAATCGTTACAAGAAGAAGTCAGAATCAGGTCAGATCTTCACTCCTGACCACATCACCGGCTTTATGTACCGGCTCGTGGGTGCAGATAAGGATGACCGTATTCTGGATGCTTGCGCCGGATCAGGGTCCTTTCTGGTAAAGGCCATGAGCAACATGATCCGCGAGGCCGGTGGCATGGACACAACCAAGGCCAAACAGATCAAGTCAAAACAGCTCTATGGGATCGAGTTCGACAGGGAGATCTACGCACTTGCCTGCGCAAATATGCTAATCCATAAGGACGGTAAGACGAACCTTGCTCATATGGATACTCGTACTGAGACCGCCAGCGAGTGGATAAAGAAGACGGGGGCCACCAAGGTATTGATGAACCCTCCATATGAGAACAAGTTCGGATGCATGAAGATCGTTGAGAACGTGCTAGACAGTGTAAATCGGGGTACCCGATGCGCGTTTATCCTTCCCGACAAGAAGCTGGAGAAAGCTTCGAAGAAACAGATGTCACGAATTTTACAAAACAACCGTCTTCTCAAGGTCGTGAAGCTCCCTGAAAATCTGTTTTTCGGCGTAGGTGTGACTACCAGCATCTTCATTTTCGAGTCAGGCAGGGCGCAAGACGGGAAGAAGTTCTTCGCTGTCAATATCGCCGAGGATGGTTTGATCACCGTCAAGAATAAGGGACGCCACGACGTGCATAATCGCTGGCCAGCACTCGAGGACTACTGGGTTGACGCGATCGAACGCAACGATGACAGTGAATACGGCACGGGGCAGTGGCTTGACCCCGCCGACCATCTCAGTTGGCAGGCACCAATGAAGCCGTTTGCGCTCACCGAAGAAGACCTGGCGCGCACGGCAATGGATTACGTGATGTTCAAGCGTGGGATTGATGCGAGGGCACTCAAGGAACAGCTGGGCAGGATCGCCACTTATTCCGCAACGGTGGCCAACAATGGTGACACTGTAGTACTGGAGATATCAAAGTGA